GGGCGCTGCATTCAATTAAAACCGTCCACACTTGTTTATGTGGAGGCTTATTAATGAATATTAACGAACTAGACAAAGAAACAGCTAAAAAATTAGGTGTTGAGGATTTGTATAAAAAGGCCACCCGTAAACCACGGGTCCAGAAATTTTCTAAAGAACAGGTCCGACAAAATGCCCTTAAAGCTTTAGCTATTTTATCAGGCCTTACGCAAGATGAGAGGCGTAGGGTTTTAAACCATTGTATCCAACTAAATGAGGTGTAATTATGACCATTTTCTCATGGAATTTTAATCAAGTAAAAACCGATAACGAGGCTCTCGACTGGGAGCCTCAATTCGCAGATGATATTGATGTAGATCAGGTTCTTCTAGATGAGAATATAACCATAGCTAATATGCATTTACAGCCATTGGGAAACCGCAACAAATCACATTTATGGCAACGTCAACTCAATAGCTCTAAAGCTTCGAGCGTTAGCTTAGATGATCAGGAAGGGGAGCTGCACTAATGAAAGTATCTGATCTAGGGACCGTCCGAAAAGAACGGGATTATTACCAAAGCAGTTTAGCGTTTGAAATCGGAGCTAGTCATACTTCTATGATTGATAAAATGTCTAAAGCTTCGAGCATCGATTTATTAAACTGCTACGGGCCGACCAATCGATTAATTATGCTGTTAACTAAAATTAAGGACAGATCGATCAAGGACCGTGAAGAGCTAGAGCATTACGAGGTTAAACGAAATTGTTTATACATCGAATTGTCTAAAAGGCTATTGGCCTTCGAGGTATTGAAAGAGGCATCTAAAAATGAGGAGCAGCCGACATGAAAATCCAAGTAAATGCAGTTGCTAAAATTGCCCACATATCTCAAGTAGAATTGCCTGACGATATAGTTGAACAGGCAGTAAATTCTAAAAACGGGAAGGCTATAATATCTGATTGGATACAAAATAACTTTAATAATTTCGACTGGTGCGATCCACCTGAAGGCCTCGAAAGTGAGCTAGATTTCAAGTGGACCAATTGGAAAACTGGTTGGACATATTAACTCTTAACTAAATAAATAACTGAGGCCTACGGGCCTCTTTTTTTTGTCTTACACCTAGATTTGAATAGGCCCTGAGAAGCACGGACAAGCTCACTGAGTAGGGTAAAAGAACATATGCATTATTATACCTAAGAAAGTTTACCCCACTAGACGGCTCTTATATTGGCTCTGAGGGTATACCATCAGGCCTTTAACTCCTATGATTTAAAACTGTCAGGTCTGAAAATCGCATATATATGGCCCGTATTTGATCCAATAAATGAGCAGCTTAAAATCCTGATCTACGGGTAGTCTAATTTATTTAATTGATTAGGTATTGATGCTTTATTTTGTGGGCCAAGGTTCGAGGCTTGTCGGATCAGTTACTAAGGCCCTGATATTTAAATAGATATTTTATTTTGGATTGGTCTATAGAAAATTTTTTCTTAGAAATTTTGCGAGGGTACACGACTGCCACCCCCCACCCCCACGGGTCCGTATACAACCACGGCATAATTTTAGAAAATGGCAATGTAAAGTTACTATATATGGTGGACTCTCTATTTATTTACACAGTGTAATGTTGACAAATATTATTTATTTTGATAAAGTGTGTACAATATGTAGAACAGGGATAGGGATATGGCTGAAGATATTGGGCAAGACGCTAATATATTTCCTGACGGGTTACCTGTATTTATCTATACATTCTTAGAACACGATGATGATGGTGTCTTACAGCATGAAACTACTCTTTGTATAGAAGGAGAAGAAGACGTTATTGTTACTAAGGGGTTCTACGAGATTATAGATGATATAAAAGAGGAACACGCAGATAATAACGACTACAATGCACTATTTCAAATGGCTGCAGAGCTAAACAAAGAAGCTGAGAGGTTACGGGAAGAAGCGGAAAGAATAGAAAACAGCACCAGAAGTGTAGCTGATCTATTTAACGCTAATGACTCAACTTGATTTATTTGATTTCACAGACTTACCCCTTGAAGGGGATACTAAGGTTTGTATAAAATGCAAGGAAGAGAAACCCCTAGCAGCATTTGGCAATAGTTCTGGGGCTAACTATAAGAGGCCTGAGTGCAAGGAGTGCAATAGGGAGTTGTCTAGGATAAGAGATAATCTTAGGTCTACCCACGGTATGCCAGACGAAAACTACAGGTGTCCTATCTGTTGTAGAGGGGCTGAAGAGGTAAAGGGCAAAGGGGGCAAGAACAATGGCCCTTGGGTGCTAGACCACGACCACAAGACGAATGAATTTAGAGGATGGCTATGTCATACCTGTAATAGAGGGCTTGGGGCTTTTGAAGATGATCCCATGAGGATGCTTAAAGCTGTAGCCTATGTGGAGAATACATAACGGGTATGGTTGGTCCTTACTACCTAGTTATGTAGCTCCTTGGTATAATGCATCTAGTGTTTATCAAGGAGCATTTAAGGACCCTATCCGATGAAATTATTCTCTCACCTGATTATTGTGATATTATTACTTGGTTGGATAGATGGCGGCAGAGGGCTTAAAGTAGTTTACTATAAGTATAGTACTACCTACTCCCATACTAGGGTGACTTAGAGGTTTACTATATAGTAGCCCTCTCAACCGACAATTCATTATACCACTAGAACGCAAGTTCGTCAATGTTAAATTCATTAATTAGGTGATTGCCTTATCCTTAAACATCTGGTATAATGTATGGGTAGGCTTTCACAGGAAGTCCTATGTCCCTTAATTTATATTATATCAGAGCCGCAATAGAAGATCGAACAGGACAGCGTTTGTCCTTTGATAAGATCAAACAATATCTTGTAGAAGAGCAATTAATTACTCAGAAAGAGTTAGACGATAACCCAATGGCCCACGAGTTTGCAGGTTATGGTAGGTATTACTTCTACACCCCTGAAACCAAAAACGACTTTACTGTCGATGTACCCAATGACCCTATATCTTATTTAAACAGAGATGCTAGGGAATACTTTGTAGAGGAAGAATTTGATGAAAGCTAAAATGGCAAACTGTGGAGCTAGTGTTAAGCCTAACCGAAAAGCTAGAATGTATGGTGGCGGCATGGCTAAGAAGAAAATGGATATGTATGGGGGCGGCATGGTTAGCTCTCATAATAAAAAGAAAAAGAAGAAGTCTATGTCAGCCAACGTAGGTGGTATGCCTATGAAGATGAAGAAAAAAGAAGATATGGGCATGGCTAGAGGAAACATGGGCATTAAGAACAGGTAGTTCTTATTATTGCCAACTAAGACTAAGGACTAAGGTATGTTAGCTGAACTTGCTGCCTGTAGCGCGGCATATAGTACTATCAAGAAGGCTATACAGCAGGGCAGGGAGCTAGTGGATGTAGGTAAATCCATTGGAGCCTTTGTCTCTGCAGAGGAAGATTTAAAGGCCAAGGTTGAAAAGAAGAAGAATAGCGTATTTACTAAGGTCTTAGGTAAGGCAGGAGATGACTTCGAAGAGTTCTTAGCATTGGACAAGCTCAAGGAACAAAAACGTGAGCTTGAATCCCATATGAGGCTCTATGGTCGCGCAGGATTATATGACGATTGGGTGGCGTATCAGGCCCAGATGAGGAAACAGAGGAAGGAAGCCCTTAGAATAAAGCAAAAGGAGCAAGAAGAGCTTCGTGAGATGCTTACTTGGGGCTTTATTATATTTGTTATCTGGGGAGGTATTGCAGGTATTGTGTATTGGTGGTTTTTTAGTTAATGTGGTTTTTAATCTGGTTACAATTTTTACACGGTGAGTTTGAATACTATCATATTGGGACTTATGGATCAGAAGAAAACTGTAAGGTTCAGTTAGAAAAATCTAAAGTTTTGATTACTAACTCTGCCAGTGCAGTAGAATGTTTTGAGGTAAATCGCGGTGGCAACTAGAATAAATAAAGCTAAGATGCCTTGTAACAAACCCCGTAGAACTTCTGGTGGGTCCAAGAAGTTTGTGGTCAAAGCCTGTAAGAATGGCAAAGAGAAGATAATTCGCTTCGGGGACCCAAATATGAAAATTAAGAAGAGCAATCCTAAGAGGCGCAAGTCTTTCAGAGCTAGGCACAAGTGTGACACAGCCAAGGATAAATTTACAGCAAGATATTGGTCATGCAAGAAATGGTGATATAATGGCAAAAACTAGTAAACATTACAAAAAAGACGGTACGCTATACACTGGGGGTATGCATAAGATGTCTGATGGGACTTTGCATACTGGTAAAACTCATACAGCAAGTAGTCAAAAACTTTTTCATATGAAAGACCTTAGTGCAAAAGCCAAAGAAAAAGCAAAAAAACAAATGAATGCTTATGTTGGTGGCATGGCTAAGAAGAAGAAAAAGAAGAAGAAGACCTAGTATGGCTGCTAGAGTTAAGAAGAAGTCTACCCCTAAAAAGAAGGCAACTAAGAAAGATGCCTGTTATCATAAGGTAAAGAGGGCGTACACCAAGAATGGTGGAACGTGGCCTTCAGCTTATGGTTCAGGGGCCTTAGTAAAGTGTAGGAAGGTAGGCGCTAAGAATTGGGGCAAGAAGAGTAGGGCAACTTAATATGGCTAAATTAACTAAGAAGCAACAAAAGATTGCAAAAGTTGCGCCACCTAAAAACAAGATAACTGGGGCAGACTTCAAAAAGCTAAGAAAGCGCAAGACTAATGGCGGCAAGAAAAAAGTCTAACAGTTTAAGGACTTGGTTTTCACAGAATAACGGCAAAGGTTGGGTGGACTGCAAAACAGGGAAACCCTGTGGACGTAAATCTAGAACCAAGAGTAAAAGGGGATACCCTGCCTGTAGGCCTACAATGGCTCAGTGTAAGACAGCTAAAGGTAAGGCAGCTACTCGTAAAAAAACTTCTTCTAAAAGAGTAAGTTGGAAAAAGAAGAAGTAATGGAAAATTTTTTATTAGTAATATCTTTATGGGGATATAACGGATTAAATTGGGAATATATAGGAAACCAATACGTCTACAACATACCTATGTCTGAAGCCCAGTGTATTAGTATTGCAGATGAAAGCTCTTGGACTAGATGGGAAAACAATAAGTTATATCGTCTGTCTGTTGAATGTGTTCAAAAAGATAACTAGTTGAAAAAACAAATAAATACTTATAAGATCATACAAAACGATAATGGAAAATATGTAGTGTATGATAATAAAGGAAAGCTAGTAATAATGTCTGCAGCAAAAAACATTTGTAAAGAATTTGTTAAAGATAAATGCAGGGTCAGACAAAGGATAGATAGATGATTGTCGGAATGATCTTAGCTTGTATAAATCCTATAGATGCATCTTCTTGTACGGTTGTTTTTTACGACCAGAAACAATTTCCTACAATGCAAGAATGTAACTCTCACATGGATGATTTTGCTAGGTATGCATCTATAAACTATAAACTAATTACTAGGCCTTACTGTTTTCAGATAACCAACCAAACCATCTAAGGACCACTAATATGACTGAAGAAAGACTTACACGTATTGAAAAGCATTTAGATAAAATGTCTGCAGCTATGGTTGACATGGCCCGTATGGAAGAGCGATTAGTATCTGCGTTTAAGAGGATGGATACTATTGTGGAGTTTCAAACCAAGATGGACTCCCGTTTAGACGAGATGGAAAAACAGGCCATAGCCAGAGGACAGAAGATAGCTTTTGCAGAGCGTATATTTTGGATGATTTGTACTGGCGCAGTCGGCCTTGCGTTTGTGTATTTAAGGTAATAAAATGGACGATAAGAGAGAACTAACAGAGAAACAGGCTTTATTTCTAGAGCTTCTTATGGCCCCTGAAATACGGGGAGATATAAGACGGGCAATGAAAGAAGCAGGTTATGCCGACACCACCAGTATTAATTCTGTGGTAGGGCCTCTACAAAAGGAAATCAACGAAAAGGCATCTATGCTACTAGCCATGAACGCTCCACGAGCCGCTTGGGGTATGGTAGATGTTTTAAATGACCCTGCAGCTATGGGAGCCAGAAACTCTATAGCGGCAGCTTCTCAGATATTAGACCGCACTGGGTTGATCAAGAAAGAGCAAATTGAGGTAAACAATACAGGCGGTGCGATGTTTATACTTCCACCGAAGAATGACAGTGACAATCTGGCTGAACAAGACGAGGCCTAACAAAACTGCTAAGATACCTTATGCGTATAAGGCTTCAGATGATGATCCACTTGTACTGGTTCCAGATGAAGAAAAAGCAGTATTAGTTGAAGAGGCATTAGACTATCTGGAGAATGGACACTCTTCCAGAAAAGCTGCAGCATGGTTAGCCTCTAAGACAGGGGATAAAATAAGTCACCAAGGTATTATACATATCTGGCGTGACCGTAGGGGCAAAGACTCAGACAATCCCTCTAAGGTATTAGCAGAAAGAGACAAGGCTAACCGTAAGCGTAAACCTAAGACTGCTAAAGACAGGAAGATGGCTGCAGCAAAACGTAAGCAGACAGACGCAAAGCGTAGGCTTACAATGGCTAAGAAGCAACTAGATGAGCTTACGCCTAAAGAAGAGACTGTCACAGAGGGCTTGGACTTCTCAGTAATTAAGTCTAAGCAGCAAGAACAAGAGGTAGTATTCTCTCCTAATGCAGGGCCACAGACAGAGTTCCTTGCAGCGTCAGAAAGAGAAGTACTATATGGGGGAGCCGCAGGTGGGGGTAAGAGTTATGGTTTACTTGCTGACCCCATGCGTTATTTTGATAATCCTAATTTCAATGGGCTTATTCTTAGACGGACTAACGATGAACTTAGGGAGCTAATCTTTAAATCTCAGGGGCTATATCCCAGAGCATTTAAGGGAGCCAAGTGGCAAGAGAAGAAGTCTCAGTGGACGTTTCCCAGTGGGGCTAAGTTATGGCTTACATATCTAGAGCGTGACCAAGACGTACTTCGTTATCAAGGTCAGTCATTTAGTTATATAGCTGTAGATGAGTTAACCCAGTATGCCACTAGCTTTGCTTGGAACTATTTAAGATCAAGGCTTCGTACCACAGATTCTACGTTGCCTATATATATGAGGGCTACTACTAACCCCGGAGGTATAGGACATGGATGGGTAAAAAGAACTTTTATTGATCCTGCCCCTGCAAACAAAAAGTTTGTAGCAACTAACATAGAAACGGGTGAAGAGTTAGTATACCCAGAGGGACACGATAAAGAAGGGGAACCATTATTCTATCGTAGGTTTATACCTGCCAGTTTGCAGGACAATCCCTACCTTATGGAGAGTGGTCAGTATGAAGCTAACCTGTTGTCTCTACCAGAGATGCAGCGTAGGCAATTATTAGAGGGTGATTGGGGAGTAGCAGATGGGGCGGCTTTTCCAGAGTTTAGGCAAAAAGATCACGTTATTGAACCATATGATATTCCGACTGATTGGACCAGATTCAGGTCATGTGATTATGGCTATTCTAGTTTTAGCGCAGTTCATTGGTTTGCTATTGACCCTTCATACGACACCTTAATCTGCTATAGGGAACTATATGTATCTAAACACACGGGCAGAGACTTAGCTAGAGCCGTGATAGAAGCAGAAGGTGGAGAAAAAATACAGTACGGAGTACTGGATAGCTCTTGTTGGCATCAACGAGGGCAAATTGGTCCGTCTATAGCAGAGGAAATGATATCTCAGGGCTGTAGGTGGAGGCCTAGTGATAGAAGCAGCGGAGCTAGGGTGGCAGGTAAGAACAGATTACACGAAGTTCTTAAAGTAGATGAAGTTACAGGAATGGCAGGAATACAGTTTTTTAATACCTGTAGACAAGTTATAGCAGATTTGCCTATAATTCCTTCGGACCCCAAAGGGGGCGATGATATTGACGCTAAAACTTCGCAGCAAAGACATACATATGACTCAATACGGTACGCAGTTATGAGCCGACCAAAGGCATTTTCTCCCTTTGATATGGGCAATGGTGTACCTCAACAAAGTTGGCGTCCTGCCGACTCAATTTTTGGATATTAAATATGGCATTAATGGACAAACCTTTACCTGAAGACGCAGTTGATACTAGTTTAGCTATGTCTGTAGAAGAAGATGGTAACGCAGAAGAGCAAAATATAGAGCTTTCTAACACGGTTGCTTACATAAAAAGTCAATATGAACGCGCAAAAGACGCTAGATTGTCTGATGAAGACCGTTGGCTTGATGCATATAGAAATTACAGAGGAGTTTATAGCTCTGAAGTACAATTTACAGAAACTGAAAAGTCAAAAGCGTTTATTAAGGTAACTAAAACTAAAGTTTTGGCTGCATATGCCCAAGTTGTAGATGTATTGTTTGCAGGAAGTAAGTTTCCTATTGGTATTGAGGCTCGAAAGTACCCAAATAACGTAGAGGATAAAGTAACTTTTAATCCAAATAGGCTTACTACAGAAAAAGTTAAAGAACAGGCTAATTTAGACTATAATGTTCCCTACAATATTGCTAGACCTGATATAGCTAAAGATTTAGGTATATATAAAGACAAGCTTGGACCAATAGAAGACGAATTAGAGGTAGATACTTCTAATATTCAAGGCTCAATGGTGTTTGAACCTGCTAAAGTTGCAGCACAGCGCATGGAAAAACTCATGCACGACCAACTAGACGAAACAGAAGCACCAAAACATTTAAGATCAGTAGCATTTGAAACTTGTCTGTTTGGTACAGGGGTAATGAAAGGCCCGTTTGCACACTCCAAAGAGTATCCACGATGGAATGAAGATGGAGAATATAGTCCTATAATGGAGACTATCCCAAAAATGGAATATGTTTCTATTTGGGATTTTTATCCAGACCCTGATGCACGAAATATGTCTGAAGCAGAGTTTACTATTCAGAGACATAGGCTTAATCGCACACAGTTAAGAAGTCTTAAAAAACGTCCACACTTTCGAGATGAGTCTATAGAATTAGCCATCGACTACGGAGCAGATTACTATCGTAGCTACTGGGAAGATGCCTTAGAGGAAGACAGTGTATCTGAGCAGATGGATCGCTTTGAGGTTTTAGAATATTGGGGAGTTCTTGATAACGAATTAGCTGAAGAAGCTGACCTAGAGTTACCAGATGAATTAGCAGATCAGGATCAGGTACAAGTAAATATATGGGTATGTAATGGACAGATACTGAGACTAGTATTAAATCCGTTTACTCCTAGCCGTATTCCATATCTAGCAGTACCGTATGAGTTAAATCCTTACTCATTCTTTGGTATTGGTGTAGCTGAAAACATGACAGATACTCAATTGCTTATGAATGGCTTTATGAGAATGGCTGTAGATAATGGAGCCTTATCTGGTAACCTACTTATAGAAGTAGATGAAACTAATTTAGTACCCGGTCAAGACCTACAAGTCTATCCGGGCAAAGTCTTTAGAAGACAGGCAGGAGCACCCGGACAGGCTATCTTTGGAACTAAGTTTCCGAACGTAAGCCAAGAGCTTTTGATGATGTTTGATAAGTCTAGGCAGTTAGCTGATGAGGCTACTGGTATACCTAGCTACTCGCATGGTTCTGGAGCCGTAGGTGGGGTAGGCAGAACCGCCAGTGGTATGTCTATGCTCATGGGGGCTGCAGCGCAAAATATCAAAGCGGTGGTTAGGAATATTGATGACTACCTGTTAGGTCCTCTAGGAAAAAGTCTATTTGCATTCAATATGCAGTTTAACTTTGACCCAGAGTTTGTTGGAGACTTGGATGTAAAAGCCAGAGGCACAGAGAGCCTCATGCGTAATGAAGTCAGAAGTCAACGACTACTACAGTTTATGCAAATGACTGCTAATCCACAGATGGCTCCGTTTGTTAAGTATGACTTTATCCTAAGAGAACTAGCTTCCAGTATGGACCTAGATGAAGACAAAATACTTAATGATCCACGAGAAGCCGCAATACAACAGAAGATGATGGCTGAGATACAGGCAATGATGCCTCAACAGCCACAACCGCCTACGCCACCAGTTCCAGAAGGCGCAGGTACACCACAAGCCCCTACACCTGATACTCAAGGATTTACTGGTTCAGGTGGTGGAGCCAATGGCGGTAATGCGCCACAGCCAGATCAACCCCCACCTACAGCAAATGAGGTAATTCAATGATGTATTGCAATCCCTGTAAAACAAACACAGACTGTAAGAAGGCAGGTAAGTGCTTAAAGAAAAAGTAATGAATAAAGATTTCTACAGGTCCCTGTTACCATTAGTAAATGACAAGGACCACTTTGATATTTTAGTAAGGTATGCAGACCAAAGGATTGAGGTTTTGCGTACTCTTCTAGAAACGTGCAAAGACCCTAACCGTATCCTAGAAATACAAGGCTCTATAACGGAGCTTCGTAGGATAGCCACTCTTAGACATGAAACCCTTAAAGGTGCAGAATAATGGGCGTATACGAAACCTTATTTGGCTCTGATAAAGAAGACTTAGAAGCTACTGAACAAGAACAAGGCTTTCTAGAAATTCTTGGAGATAATATTATTGGATTTGATAATCAGCGTGAAAGCGCAGGAGAGGCAATCGCTAAAAAATTCAATGAAGATGAATTAGGTTTTCTTAAAGATATGGGGATAGGTATCTATGAAGGAGCTAAAGAATTTGTTAAAGCTCCTATAGAAACTACCAAAGAAGTAGTATCCGATGTATATACAGGAACTAAAGACTTACTTACTAAAGACCTAGATGAACGTCTTATGGAAGCCTATGGAGTAACTCGTGAAGAGGCTACACCAGAACAAATAAATAATGCTAGAGAAGGAGTGTTTGGGGACGCTTTAACTGCTTCTACTGTTATACCTGCAGCAGGAGTAATTACTCAAGGGGCAAAACTAGCTGCAGCCGTAATCCCAGATTTAGATACTACAGTACAATACTTTAAAGATATTGATCTTGAGTTTGATCCTAATACTCTAGGATCGAATTTTGGTAATGTTCGTTTAAGAAAAGGAAATGTTAACAAAAATATTCGTAATTATACTATGGAAAATGTTAACAATTTAAATAAAGCTATAGGTGATTACTCCACAATTAAAACTGGAGGGGGCAAAATAAGAGATGCTTTATTGGGGGTAAAAGTTGAAAATGGCACTATGGTAGCCCTTCGCCCTAATCTTAATTCAACTATTCCCAATAATCCTTTAGGTGTTCC